ATGTAATAAGTTTGCCTTGTAAAGCAGCTTGTGCCATATCATCTATTCTCTGAGATAATTGTAATGTTCCTTCTGAATTATCAACTACTATACCATAATCACATTCAGAGAACTCATCACCATCTATATCCATCATCTTTATTGAACCATCAGATACAAGATATTGGAACTTCTTGCTTCTACCTCTCATTGCTATTTTAGCAGTTTCCAAGAAGCATTCCAATGTTCTTCTCTTTACATCATCATGTTGAACAAACAACCACTCTGTAATATGATTAGACTGTATTGTTGCTCTTTCAACTCCATGTGCAGTTTCTGATGCAAATGTTTGACCCTCTCTTTGTTTTGTTATACCTACAACCTCTGACATTTCTCCTTTGATGTACTCAAGAAGATTGATGTACTGCTGAATATTATTACCAAAATCAGCATCAATAACACCAGAGGTATTATTATTAAGACCACCAGCGAGCTTACCAGTAGCACTACCATAGTTGCCTTCTTTAAAAGAATCAACCACTGCAAGACCATTTGCTTTTGCATAATACATCCATTTTTCTATGTCCCAACCTTTTGGAACTTTTGCTAAATCAAGTTGAACTATTTTACCCCAGTTTCTAGCCATCATTTTATTTAGTCTGTCATGAATGATATCATATAAATAATTGTATGGCTTCATCATATCAACCATGCTATATGGTCTTGAATCATTAAGATTATATACAGAACCTACATAACCAAAATGACACCTTGATGGATTGCTAAGTCTATTGTATTGTATTGGTCTAGGTCTCATATTCACATATATCTCAGCACCAATCTTTGTGCCTTCCCATGCTTCATTAACCCAGAATATTTCTTCTTCTTCACCTTTAGATTCGTCACATATATAATCCTCTGTGTAGAAATGATAATCCTCTTCACCACTCTGTGGATCATATGTCTTGACTCTCTTTATCTTTCTTCTAGATTTCCAATACATTCTTAGAACTCTGATGTTTCCATTTAAATCATATGGAAGCAATGAGTATTGTGGTGCTTCTGAAAATAGATTAAATGGATCAAAGTACATTCCATTATTGTTGGAAAACTCTTCACCAATCATTGCATTATTTACAAAGCCATACCTCTCATCTATGTTATCCATTTTATCAGATGGACCATTCTTTATCATATTAGGAAGCTCATTAATGTACTTCATATCTTTCTCAGAAAGACAATCATAATACATTTCAATTATCTTTCCAGGTGATAGATAGTCTTCATAAATAAGAACATCAGCATCTTCTATTCTATTTGAATATCCACTCATCAATACCTGTAATAGCAATGGATTTACTCTCTCTATAATTGGCTCACCACCAACTATATCACAGTGGTATATTTCCTCTCCATTTGCCATTGCATCCATAAATCCAATGTTAAATAGATTCTTGAAGTTGTATTCTTTTGAATAGTGATTCAACAAACAGTTAGCTCTAACTTCTCTCATATCTTTATATGAGTATGTGAAATACTCATTCATCCTATCAAGATATTCATTTTGAGTTTGATCCTGCTGTTGCTGTTGAACTTCATTCTGAGGTTGCTGTTGTGCAAATTGCTTAACAAACTCCTTCAGTGATTCAACAATTTGCTTTTTCTTTTCTTCTTGTATCTCTGATATTGCATTAGGATTTGTTACTACTACCTGATATTCAAATGGTCTTCTACTTTCCTCACCATTAAGAACTCTTAGTTTTGCATTCATTATTGGATAATGAATTATTCTATCTGGTGTATATTCTGATTTCAATGCTTCTGGATTTAGAACTTGCTCCAAATCCTCCATATGAAGTTTGCCATTTAACAGATCATAGTTTATCTTTTTATGCATGACAGACTTTCTAACTGGAGAATAGTTAAAGAAAGTTTTACTATCTGCCCAGTCCAAATGCATTTTTCTCCATGCCTTTGTCTTCTTTTTATAAGACAATTGTTCTGGCGGTAAATTTATATATTCTGACATTTTACTATAATCAAATTGTTTGTTACAAAATTAAATCTTTTAAACCAAATAACTAGATAAATTGCTATGATTCTATAATTTTATGATCATCAATTGGTGATTGCTTCTGTTTAAATCTTGTATCAAAATTCTTGGTAAAGTAATCATCATTACCAAGATAATCCTTTTCAACAGTCTGTTCTTTGTTAGGTTCACCACCCCACAATACCAATCTATCTTCTCTTAATAACATTAACATACCCATTGATGATATTCTATCAAAGTTACCATCTACATTATAGTTAATCAACTCTTGAATCAATGCTCTATTTCTAATTTTAAACAGATTAGGTATTGTCTGTTCTATTTGTTGATCCTCAACTTTGCTTGTAATAGTAACTGGTTTTAACAACCATCCTCTAAGTAAGGATCTTCCAAACTGATTAATTGGTAATGTAGCATTAGTTCCTTTAGCTTTGTTTCCATATGACATATCTTTTATAAGCTGTTTGTCTTTAAGAAAGTCTAGTGTATCAGTTAGTAAATGTAGACAGTTATTCATCTGAAAGTAACCAAACAAACCTTTCTTATTGTTCTCATAATTAAGCATACCATTGTAAAACAAAGTCATTCTTCTTGCTATCTCAAAGAAATCATTAGCAAACTGTGGTCTTCCAGTGTACTCAGCTACTATCATATCAGACCATAAGTCCAATACAAATATGGAACCTAATGACATAGTCTCAGATTCATCATCATCATAAGGGTCACATCCAAGTATATATCTATTTTGAAATGGTTTCTTTGTTTGCTTATCTATTGCTGGCATCTCAAATATCTCTATTGCTCCAGCTATCTTATTATCATTATGAGGAAACTCTCTTATTGGTATATCATCAGTAGGTTTAAATTCTATGCTTCCATCCTTAGTTACATCCAATGTTCCAGAATAAACATTATCATATTCCTTTGGATTTGCATCAATCTGTGCCAATCTTTCATTAAGATCTGCAGTTGGAAACATGTTGCCTCTAGATCTACTTATAGCCTCAGCTGGTGTAAATGGATTCTCTGCTATAGTTCTTGTAATTGCAGATTGGTCTGGAGAGTTATATTTAATCTTATATCTGTCAAGCAATATCTCTATCATTGCTTTTGTTACATCAGATACACCATCCTTGTTATAACAACCCTTTCTATTTACATAACTTGGAAAGAAGAATACAAAGTTTCTCTTACCTTGCTTTACTTTATCATAAACATCTGGTATTGCATATAGTGAATATCCCTTTGGATTATACATCAGTTTCTTTGCACCCTCAAAATCAGAATCCTTATCACCAGCAGTACCTTGAACATATATCTCACCAAACCAATAATCACCATCCTTTACAGATGGTATCATAGTGTTATACATATCTTCTAGCTTAGGGAATGTATTATGAACTATAGTGCAATCAGCTAGTAAAAATAGATTGTCACCATCAACAGTAAATCCATAATAATTCTCAAGACCATAATAACTTACTTTAAATGTATAATCAAGCCAACTATTCTTTTGTCTATATTTAATTGCATTATTTGATATTTTCCTTTTTATTAGTGTTGGTATAATAGAAACATCTCCACTAATTCTAAGTCTATAATGCAATATCCCAGACTTCTTACCACTAGATATTCTTTCTGACATAGAACATTTCAATCCATTACATTCACACATAAACATAACATCATCAAGAATAGTCTTTCTAGTCCATTTTTGTGTTATCTCATATCTATCATGCTTAGCATCATATGTTCCATCTGTATCTATTAATCCAGCTATTAGTTTTAATTGAACATTACTATCATTTATTTTATACACACTTGGTACATGTTTGTGATTAAACAATTCCAGTTTATCAAATTCATTATATAAACCTTTATTTTTTCTTTTTGATATATGGAATACCTTACATGTTTTTGAACTACTACAATCCTTTAATTCTCCATTGTAATTATTACACAAATAATCAAGTACCTCACTATCTTCATTTGCTATTGATAATCTTGTTGAATCACCATCACCAAGCCATAAACCAATAAAATATGGATCAAAAACATCAGTATGATTGAAACTTACTTTTGATTTTGATATAAGAAATCTATTGTCTATATGTGTATTATATAACTCTGGAGCTGTCATTGTCATGTTTTTAAATGAGTGTTCAGAGTAATTGTATTTCTTAAAGTATACTGGATGATGTTTATTTACTATTTGAAATTCTCCATTTGCCAATGTAATCTTATACATGTCATCAACACCGCTATATACTTTATTTACAGTTCTTGGCTTATTATCTGGACCCATAAGTTTATCTCCAATGACAATATCTTCAACTCTCTTTATTGATCCATCATACATTAAAACCTCAGTTCCTCTTATGTGACAACCACACTCCTCTATACCTATAAATGCAGCTCTCTTACCACGAAGTTTAGATACATTATCCTTTGATGTTACACCATATATAGCATTCAATGAACCATTTTTAACACCCATATCATTGACATAACCAGCTTGCCATGTCATAGTTTGAAGTGAGTTTGTTATTCTCTTATTTGGAAACTGAGTATTCTTTGCATTGAAATCAATCATACTCATGAATTTATTTAGTGTTCCATCCTTA